GCTTTTGGTTTTAATTGTTTTTCATGTTTCGCTTTCGGTGATTTACGAATAGATTTCTTCCTACATTTTCCGGTTGTATCATTCCAACCACACATTTCCTGACCGATACATTCTTCTTTTGTTATGAGTTTAGGACAATTATGCATATATTATAATATTATATGATAATATTATTATAATATTTTCACAAGTAATAGAAACTTATACTAATTCTCTGTGTTTCAATTCATCATTCAAATCGATCGAAAAATCGATGTCAATACATCGATTCGTATTTCCAATCACGTGTGGCCCGTCTCGCATTTTATCTACAACATAAAAGCCGGTAGCAACTAACAAATTTTGGATATTTTTCACATGATAATTTCCAAAATATCCAAACGATAAATAGGAACGTCGGCCGCCATCAGGTTGTTTCAACATTCGGGTAATCATATATAAATCTAAAAAAAATAGATGTCGATAGCTATTTAGAACTTCAAATAAATCACTGAGATGATTTAAAATTTCTATATTTAATTTTGATTCTGTGAAATTGTGTGTTCCTAATATTAGTTGCAACATAACTATAAATGATGGCATTTTAATTGTTGATATTTTTTGTTTCAACGTATCATTTTGTTCCAATGTGGTATTAAATAAATTTTCCCAATACGATATTTGCTTGAATGGTTCAAATGTTTGTTTTGCGATTTGTTTATAAATAATACTATTATTCATATTCATCATTGAAAATATGTTTTTAGTTAGCTTATTTATATCAAATCTGTTATTATCAACGGCGGTTTGTAAAAAATGTATAAATTTGTCTATTGTAGTGAAAACTGTTTGACGAATATATTTCGATAATTTTGAAATATAGTAGCTTTTCGCAAATGTATTATTATCGAGTGTTGATTTAATAATTGGACTCAAATATTGAATTATATATGAAATTTGTGGTTCTATGTATGACGTATTCATATATTTTTCGGAAATTTTTAGCTTGCTTTTATTAAGAAGTTTTTTTGTTATAGGGTCTGGAAAATGAACCCCCTTATCTAAGTCAACTTGAATATCCATATGCCTACTATCAGCAGCATGCCATCGAATATATTTAGTGGGACATTTATCAAAGCTTGTATTACGAAGTGTTTTATGATAACATGAAACAAAATCACCTGACGTAAATGTTTCCATAAATCCGCCTTTGAATCCAACATTTGACCCAAGAAATGCCGTTTCCGTATAAAAATCAATAGGATATTTTGATGCTAATGTATCAATGAGTTTTAGAAAAGGCGTATCGGTTATCGTATAACAACACGCACCTTTACCTTTAGTGCAATTACACCTTTCACACACGTTTGTTTTGCTAAAATGTTCATCCCCGAAAAGCACGATGGACGGGAAAAAATGTAGGTTTTCAACTGAAACTTGTTTGGATGGTGTAAGGTAATAGATAGAGATAGGTCCAGATATTCGGTCGATATTTGTATCTCCAATATGAATACCATTAGAACCTTGTTCTGGTTTTGTTCTATGTGGTTCGGCTTTTTCCGCTTTTTCAGCAATATCTTTCAATTTACGAATCGATTTCTTCCTACATTTATTCGTAATATCATTCCAACCACAACTTTCATTCGTGATACATTCTTTTTGGAGGGTGAAATTAGGACATTTGACGTCTTTTAGTTTAGGGATAGGTTTTGTTAATTTTGCTACTGGGTTTTTCAATTTACGAATCGATTTCTTCCTACATTTATTCGTAATATCATTCCAACCACAACTTTCATTCGTGATACATTCTTTTTGGCGAGTGAAGTTAGGACATTCGATATTTTTTGCATTTGCATTTGAATTCCGTTCTTTCATTTTGCGAATCGATTTCTTCCTACATTTTCTGGTTGTATCATTCCACCCACACATTTCTCTTTCGATACATTCTTCTTTTGTTGTAAGTTTAGGACAATTATGCGTATTCATATAATATAACATACATATAAAAATATGGTAGTTATATGTATGACATATACATGTCATTGGACATTTATACCGGTCAGGAACCTATCGAAATAGAACCAATAACCTATGAAGAGTTATGGTATATTCGTCGATATCTAAATATTGATACAAACGGAGCAGGAAATACAATCATTTTACCTATGAATTCACAATGGCAACAATTATTTGAAGAAAAACCGCAAATATATCAACCATTACAACCGAATCTACGAAGACATGTTCTTTTTACATTTGAAATGAATGATTCATGCACAGAACATATGGAACTAATATCATTTCAAACGGATAAATCGTGGCATAGAGAAACGGTATTACTAAATAGTGATGTTATGAAAATACAAGAATGTGTCAAAAAAATACATTTAATTTTCGTAAATCATCAAAATCCACCATCAATTTATGAACATTTACAAGATCCAATTTCATTAGAATTATTGATTGATCCATATATTGCGTCTGATGGAATAACATATTCCTATTTTATTTTATGGAAATTATTTCAAACACCTAAACCAATATCGCCAATAACACGAGAACTACTTGTGAGAGTTAGCGGTTGTATTGGAATTCAAAATAAAATTATTGCAAATTTGATTGAACAATTGTTTCTGTTATTATAATATATGAATGCTACTATAATCGATTGGGTGCGACACGCCGAATCGTGTACCAATTTATTAAATAATCTATCCACGGATAAATACGTGGACAAAAGTGAGAGTGAAAAAGATTTTCATCAATTTATTCAACACCTAAATGATGATGAAAATGAACAAATGGACGATAAACAGTTGCCGTTTCACAGTTATATTTACGATTATGCAAATAAAAAGTTAAATAAAATAAAACAATTCAATCAAAATAAATTGGAACAATCATCATTATTTGAACGTGATTATATGTCAAAATCAAAGTGGCTACTTCATCCCCCGTTATCTTTCGCGGGTATGACGCAAGCGATGAAAATATTTGTGCGTGATGTAATGCCAAAATCAAAATGGTTATTCCATCCTCCGTTATCGTTTATTGGTATGATGCAAGCGATGAAATTAGGCGAAGACGCGCAATTTATAAAAATAGTTCAAAAAAAAAATGTGTTTATAACATCGGCAACTGCCCGAACGATAATGACCGCATTTTTATCACTGATGCGGTTTAGTTCAATTGATACGATTATCATTGTAGTTCCGTTTATCAATGAACACGATAATTACGCAGGTGAATTCGACTTGGACCACGCTGAACGTGGAATACCACCGGATATTATTGATGAAATCGTTTTAAAAATCCAAACGTGGTGTCGAACATATACACTTATGACAAAACAAATACCTATTGATACAGAGTTTTATAAAAAATCGTGCGTCAAATATAAACATCTACGACCAACTCTATCAAACACCCCCCATTTTAAAAATTATATATTAGATGATATTCGCGATTACACAAATAAAACACAATTGAATATATTAGCGTATTCTCACGGATATGTTATAACCGATTTATTAAAACGAAAAAATCCAGGATTTGTTCCACATTTTTATCCTAATGTGTCGATATTTCGAGAAACAAATACATCTATGCAGCAAATAACGAAGGGTATAAGCATACGTGCGAAAACAAGTATAGGTATAACCGGTGAAAACAGTCCATTCAATGATGAAAGAAATATATGTAGTTTGAAATCTTTACGTGGTGATATCAATAAATCATTTATATCAAAATTTCATGTTCGGTCGAAATCACAACGTAGTCGAAAAAATCATAATGCCAGAAAGGTGTCTGTTAGAAGTACAATATATTCATAGTCAAATTATAATTGTACCGATATCCATCCAGAAAGAAAAATGGTTTATATAATATAATGCCACAAAGTCCAAAACGTATCAAATCCAAACATATTCGAGTCCAAAAACAAAAAAAACAAATAGAAATGCCTAATTTCCAAGATAAAAATATGGATATAGAAATAACTGAGGGGAATTGGTTTATTGTAGCAACAGAAAATTACATTGAGCTATTTGAGAATCAAGGAAAACCCGATCGTAAAATATATACGGTCCCAATACGGAACAATTGGAAAAATCTAATAATTGAAAAACAACCCGATGGATTTGAAGCGTTTATTATTCGAACTGACGATGGTTTCTATTTCCGTGTTGCGAAAATAGGAAAAACAGCAATATTCGAATTATCGTATGCTGATATTTTCCAATTGTTTCATATAAAAATACCAGCAGTGGTTGCTGATATCGTAATTTCCATTTTATTGAAACACAAAGAATATTAAAATTTTTGATTCTAATATTTCATTTACAAGGTGATATCAACAAATCATTTACATCAAAATTTTATATTCGGTTGAAATCGTAACATAATTAAAAACATCATAAATTTAGGAAGGTGTTACTAGTTAAAAACTAATTACCAAATAATCAATTTTAATGATGACTCATACCAAACTCCGGCTGTTATTCTATCTTATTTTTGTATTGTATGACTGGTGATATTTGTCTATAATGCTGCTTTTAATGCTGCTTCTGCTTTTAATGCTGCTTCTGCTTCGTATTGTATTCTCAATCGGTCATTAGCTTCTATTGTCCTTGCTATATGCGCGTCTAGTCTTTCATCCTCTAATTGTTGTCGCTGTCTACTTGCTTTTAACGCTGCTTCTGCTTTTAACGCTGCTTCTGCTTCTGCTTTTGCTTTTAATGCTGCTTCTGCTTCTGCTTTTGCTTTTAATGCTGCTTCTGCTTCTGCTTTTAATGCTGCTTCTGCTTTTAATGCTGCTTCTGCTTTTAATGCTGCTTTTAATGCTGCTTCTGCTTTTAATGCTGCTTTTGCTGCTGCTTCTTTTTTTTTTTTTTTTTCTGTTGTGAATGTCTCTTCGAACCAATTAACGATAGAGTTATGCCTTCCTCCTTGAATACGTAATGTATTAGAACGATTCCTTCTATAAGATTTTCGGGTGGAGCGTTTTCTAAGCCCTCTCCCCAAATTCTTGCGACGTTTCGAATATAGCATTGTTTTTATGTTTTTATGTATATAATATATCAACAAAATAGTAAATAAGTAATGGCATTTATAATAAACACAAATCTGAATATCAAAAATTTGATTCTATAATTTCATTTTGGTAATTTAATAATAGAATCAAAATAGCACAGTAAATGACCGAAGTATCCGGAAGAGAATCACGTCGAAAAAAGAACGCATTTCGGGCAGAATTTGCGAAAAAGGCGCGAACGGAGTTTTGGAGATACCCTTACTCCCGAATAGAAGAGAATCAAAAAGATACACGGAAAGAAGAAGTTGTCTGTGTCAATCATACGAATGCGGGTGATCTAATAAGTATGGTCATCAGTGGTATCGAAATTTCAACGACAGATCCATTGTCTTTTCCTAGAGAACGTTCCACATGGACAGACGAACAATTTTCCAAAACAGAGGGTGGTGTATATTCGAAATTGAAGCGCAAAATGGAGGACGCAGACACATTAACCAAAAACAAGATTGTCGAATGGATAAAGGACGGCAAACTTGAAAATTTGTTCAGTGACTACTACGACCGATACGATGAAGAAAATATCAATGATTTATCGTCGTATCGAAACCCGCTTTGCGAAAGGCTGCAAATTTATCAATACTGCAACCCTATCCCATTTAAATGGATGTGGGTCATCTATACAGACTATCGCAAAGAAATCCGCCCCAATCGACACATTTGTGAGTGTGGTTGTCAGGACCTTACTGTTGATGACGACGACATACCCAAACTCACGTTTGAGCATTTTTTCGAAAACAATGACTACGGGTTTTACACACCATATACCAAAAAGCTTGATTATTTTCATACAATCGGTGGTTTTATGCGAATGATTTATCGCGCCATATTGGCAGATGTGCTACCAGCACCTTCGGTGCCTCCAGTGCTTCCAGCACCCGTCGTCCCAGAAATAGCTCCACAATTGGAGCCGAAGGTTCTGTTGGTTTCGGACGAAGAACTTTTGGCAAAAATAACCGAATTGAAGGCAAAATATCCCGAACAAACGAGTGTGAAGAGTTTGTGTAAGCACTTGAAACGCGAAAAAGCTGAATGGCAAGTTACCGAAACGCGCATAACGAAATTGTTGAAAAAACCCTCAGCATAAATTCAAAAATCGCGCATATCAATCCATTTCGTTGCTTCTATGTCTATTATCGGGTTGTAGTATTTTACACCTTTGCACATTTAAAACGCCGACTTAACAACGATAAAAATAAACAAAAATATAAAAATTTGGTTAGTATCCGTCTTGAAACGGATATGAAGTTTAAGAAGTTATTGCTCTACAAAATGCGTCGGGTCGTTTTCCTGTATTAAATACAGAACTTACTATTTTCAGCATATTTTGAACAGCATTCTTATCTCTGTTATGAATTATTTCGCAATTATGCTTAACCGATTGACATCGTAATAATCCATGACATAGTTCTGTTTTATTTTCTTTCTTGTATTTTGGTTTTTGGCTTGGTCTTTCTACAAAATGTTCCAATTCGGTATGACAACAATTGCACAATTTTGAAGTTCTAAATTCATTCACTAAAAATGTTTTATATCCTGCATTCTTAAATATTCTTCTAAATTTTTTACAAATAACAGGTTCTAATCCTTTCATATTATAATCTCCTTTGTCATAATCACCCATAACAAAAATAGTATTATCTGGGTTTCCAAATTTATTTGAAAAATTCTTTACCATTTTCAATTCACTTTTCTGTGTATTTGTAAATCTATTTAATTTGAGTTTTCTAAATAATCGTTGTTCATAATGGTTATACAATTTATAATTTATATTATTCTTTTCAACACAATATTCCATAAATTTATTATATTTACATGTTTTGCTATTATAATTTGATAAAGTTGTTTCTATTTCTTTAAT